ATTGCCCCTGAAAAAAAACCTGTAGTACCTGTAACAGCAGCAGGGGTATTTGCACCTAGTATACCATCTATATTACTTGTTGTCAAGGTTGTAATTGTTTGAGATGTAGCTGTACCACCAACAGCACCATTAATTACAGGGGCCGTTAAAGTTTTATTTACAAGTACTTGGCTATCGTCTAAATCAACCAAAGTAGCATCTGAAACAGCAGTGTTAAACTGAGCTAGAGTACCTACCATTGTGTTACTAGCTAAGTTAATAGTTTTGTTTGTTAAAGCTTCTGTAGTAGAAGCACTTCCAGCTACGGTGGTATCTACATATGCTTTAATTGACTGTTGTGTAGATATTTTAGTTGCACTGTTTGAAGCCATATCGTCTTCATCTAAGACAGCACTTCCAGACACACCTGTGTTTAATACAGCATTTGTTAAATTTTGACCTGTAGTTGTGCCACCTGTAATATCTAACTTAGAATTAACTGCGGTCTGTATAGCTAGAAATTCAGTGTTGTAGTCTGCACCACTAATTATTTTTTCTGGATCAGTATTAGAAAGAGCATCTTTTCCAGACCATGTTATTTGAGTTGTATAGTTAGACATAGTTTGTTTACCCTCTATAAGTTATATTCTTTGTCTTTCTTCTTTCCAACGCTGTAGGTTTTTCTTTTTTTTCTTGTTATTATCTACATCATCACTGTTGTATTTATTTTTTACAAACTTTCCAGCAGTATATACTTTAACTGGTTTCATTGTATTACCCATTAGCTCTTACCCCGTTACCATTTACTTCGTGATCGTTAGCCCACCTATCCTCAGGTGACGTTAGTATTAAAGAAGGAATAGATATACTATGTTTAGAAACACCACCACATTTGACACATTTAGTTTTTCTGTTTCTTTCGTTCATGTACCTAAACTCTACTTGAACATTGTCACAAGACTTACATGTGTAATTATAATTTGGCAATTAAATCTCCTATTGAAATAGAGCGGAGGTCCCTATTGCTAAGGACCTCCTAGTCTACTTATGTAGCAGGTACTACAAAAGCTATTCCAGCGTCATTACGTAGCTCACCTACGCCATATAGCGTGTCAGCAGTAAATAGATCGCCTAAGTACTCTTGCTTGTACTGAGTCTGCGAACGAACACCCATTTGCTCAACTAGAGCAAGAGCGTCCTTATGCTTCATAATGCCCACTCGCTGTGCGTCACTATTAATGGAAGGACAGTTAGAGGATACATATACATCAATTCCGTAGATGCTTCCAATTTTACCTGTCTTAATTGCTTCACCGTTACCGATAAACTGTTGCTCAGTAAAACGGTTAATAGCAAGCATATCGTTTGCTGCAATCGGAGGTATGATTAAGCAACGATTATCCATAGGTACATCAGCATTATCAAGAGTTAGGATCATCTTACGAATACCTGCATCTGTAATGTCTGTGGCGTTTGTAGAGTTACCTGTATATAAAGTAGACCCGTCACCACCGATCACTGCTTTCTCATAAAGAGAAGCACCTGTACCACCAACTGTACCACCTTGGAAGCCCTCAGCAAGTGCAAACAAGTCATTATCAACTTGAGTAGCAAGAGCATATCCAGCATCGTCCGTGTAAAATCTACGGAGAGAGGATAGAGCCTGAACTTCAGTAATATCTTCGATAACTACTGAATATTCATAGTGTTTGTCGATGCTCAAGTTAACTACAGAGTGAGTGTCACCCTGTAGTGTTACTTGAGTGTTCGCTGCCTTTGAGTTAGCGGAGCCACGAACAGGAGCAGGAATGTGAATGGTATCACCTTTCTTGCCATTGTGGTTAATCTTAGTAACAACGTTACCAAGAACTAAGTTAGCCTTATAACCAGCTATGACCTCATCGGACCATAGTTCAGGTATAAAGTTAGCTGCGGTTGTTACGGTCTGTTGACCAGTTCCTAAAGCCATAATTTAGCCCTTTCTTCTTTATAGGTTTTTATTTAACCCTTCCGTCTGCATAAGCTGCCAGAATTTCTGGTTGCAAAGCTTCATAACGTTCAGGCTGTTGAGTTCGGAGTCTGATTAGATCAGCCCTACGGTAGATTTTCTTACCGGCTGTGGATTCTGAAGAAGTCCTTGATACACCTTTGCCAGCTTTTAATGCTTGGTCTCTTTTGGTTGCTTTATTTGCTTCTGCCTCGCTAGTGTTATTAATCAGAGAGCGTTCTTTCCAGTTTCCTATAAGTTCTCTCGCTGAATCAATATTGTAGTTATGAGCCGAAACGTATAACTGTGTACGTACTGGACTTGCTTGTACCCACTCCTGAAACTTGGGATCACTTACGACCTCAATGTAGTCAGGATGTTCACTTTGAAGCTGTTGAGTTGTAGCTTGGGCTACTTGAACCTTTTGCTGCTCTTCAAATTCACGGAACTTCGGATGACTTTCAATGGCCTTATTGACTGCTTTGTCAGGGTCATCGAAAAAGTCTGTCTCCTCTTCTTGAACTTCTGTCCCGCTTTGACTAGTGGTAAGTTGCTGTTGTAAAATTCCGTCTGTTAATCTTCGGAGTTCACCAATCTCTTGTCCCTTCCTACCAAGTTCTTTTTCAAGATTTTCATAGGAGGACACAATGTCTTCCATTGACTTGCCTTTAAACTTGTTCGGTAATTCAACTTCTTTAGGTTGTTCCTCTGCTTGAGGAGCCTCTTTTGTAATGTCTGTGAACTGCTCGGCTTGTTCCGCAGTTTCAACGGGTTCTTCAACAACTACACTATCCATATTACTAATCCTCCGTCTATAAAGATTATGGAGTTAAAAAATGTTGGAGTTAGGTTTCTAATTGTTCCAACGCTAATTTGGTGGTTTCCTCTAAATTAATAACCATATTTAGCATATCCACCTGACCTCTACGTAAATAGAGGGTCTTCTCATCGTCTATTGTTTGTATTTTTTCTAATGATTCTGCCATAGAGGTTAACTCTTCTGTAAAGAGGTCCCAAGCTTCATGAGAAAAAAGGTCTAGACGTTTCTCTAAAAATTCTCTATCAGTCAATTACTTACGTTCCATACGTGCTTTAGCTAGATTAAGTATTGTCTCTGATTGTAAATGCTCTACTTCAGGAATGTTACGCATTGTTTCTGATTGAATGTTTTGTGCGTCCATCCTTAGTTTTTCAATCTTAGCCATCTTCTCAGCTAAATTCATTTGTTTCTCAACCATACTTTCTTCTGATTGACTACCTTGTATTTCAGATTGTATCTTCATAGCTTGAGCCATCTCTTTAGTTGCTCCAGCCTTCATCTCTTCTATTTCCATCTGAAGCTTCATAAGCTCCATTTGTTGTACCATTTGTTGAACTTGTTGAGCTTGTGGGTCTGGTTGCATACCCTGAGCTATAGCCATCTTTAACTCTTCTCTGTTATTTAAAGAACTGTTTTCAAAGATGGACATGAGAAGTAAACCAAATGCAGGTGTTCCTTGTTGTGTCATAGACAACAACTGTATCATCTGAGTAGTCTCAAGTTCTTTAGCCATAATACCCATAGTAGAGTAAGCTACAAACTTGTAGTCTCCTGCTGGATAACGCTCAGGAGCAAACTGTATATATCTATAAGCAGACTTCTTAATAAGAGGTATCAAAAAGTTTTCTTGAAAGTTCATTATTGTACGCTTCTGTCGTTTAATCGAAGCTGCCTGAAGCATAGACATACCAGAAGCAGTGTTGTTTCTAGGGTTAGCTGCTCCGCTAGTTGCGCTATCCATCGCTCCAGTACCCATTTGTACCATACGCTCTAGCTCTGCTGCTTCAGTAAACGTTGACTGTGCTACCTGTCCAAAGTTCAAAGGCATTAAAGTCTGCCTTGGATCACCGTTGGTCAGAATAGTCTTACCAGCTTTAACCTCAAACTTGACACCACGGGGTAATCTTGTAGCGTCCACACCCATCATAGGATGCGTTGTAAGGGCAAGTGCGTCTATTCGGGAACGTAACTCTGCATCAAGTGCCTTTTGTGGGTTGTAGCCCTTCTCTGCTATCCCTCTACCCCAGAATTTATTAGGTACTCTGTCCATTTGAAATGAAACAAAAGGACGATCACCCATGAGGTATGGATTTTCTGTAGCTTTGAGAACAGCATAATCGTTTGCTATGATGACTACGGCTTCTACAAGCTCATCTTCATCATAGTCAAACTGATCGTCTAGGGAACCTTGGCCTCCGTTTAAATATTTCTTAGGCACTCTTCCCCAGTACTCAGTAATCTTTACTTTATCATCATCGTCTGATCTTGAATCGTTTTCTTCATCAAATCCTAAGTCTGCTTTGTCGTAACTTCCTATAGGCTTGTCTTCGTATATTCCGTCCCTCATACCTTCTATTATTTCGTACTTAGGTTTAATCACTACTTGAGCAACACCTAGGGCTTCATCTATAGAAGTAGCTGATGGATCAATAGCAAACTCTTTAGGAGTCAAAGGATCAATACGAACTGTAGTCATGTCTTCTTCGTATACTACAGTGTCCGTAGTAAGAGTATTAGGTATTGCAGACTCACCTAGTTTTTTTCCTACTTCTTCGTCTACACTTATTTTTGCTATACCTGTGCCATATATAGCTGCATTTAACAATGCTTCGACAATAGCATCTTTTACTTTAGCTCTGTCAAAGTCTTCTTGAAGGTTCATACGAACTACTTTAATGTCCGTTGAGTCTTGATCGTTAACATCGTCACGTATATCAAAGAACTTATCACCGCCAAATATAGCTTCTTCTAGCTCTGCTACAGTAGCTTCAATGGCCTGTTGTGTTGCAGGAGCAACTAATCTTGAGTTTTCAGATGATCTTGTTTTATCTTCAGAAGCCCAAATACCACGCCATATACGATAATATTCATCCCATTTGGTAAGATAATTAGTATTTCTGTGGTCTTCCCACTGTGTAACTTTATCTACGACCCAAGAACTTAAGGAAGCTTGTGGATCGTTATATGCTAATTTAGTATCCAGCGACATCGTCTAATGGTTCCCATTCTTCTAAGTCTATTGACTGTGCAAAATCTGCTACAGATACTTGGTCTATGTAGGCTAGTGAGTCAAGTAAGTCATCATGTGCTAAATGGCTAGGGAAATCTAACATCTGAGTTATGAAGTGATGATTCCAATCTGCTTTCCTTAGCTTTATTTTACCATGTTCCATACGTCCTTGTAAAGCCCAAACTATCCTATCTTGCTTTTTTTTACCACCGTGGCTAACATCTGTTATGTTTATCCACCTGCCTTGACTTCTCATTTCGTCCTCAAGATAAGGCATTATGGCATTTTTTAATGCACCTGATTCAATACCTACTGTACTTGCTTCGACATCTTCTGCTGCGTATAAAATCTTTTGTGCTGTCTCTTTGATACCCCATCTTCCGTGTAGAATATCTTTTACTAACCACTCATCCCCTGCAATCTTAACAATAGATATTGCTGTTTCGTCAAGCTTAGAGGACTTTAATCCTCTTTCTTTATTAGATTTCTCAAACCCTGCTGGATCGACTGATATGACGTAATGACCATGCTTTTGACTTTTGATACTATCGAACTCATCATCATCAACATATTTAATCCACTCCTCTTTAAATATACCACCTGAGAAATTTTCAAAGGTAGCTTCAAATTCCTGTCTAAAAGCCTGAGTACTCATGGTACGCTTGGCTGCTTCTATTTCTACTGGGTCTAGAAAAGTATTATCGGTAGAATTAAACTGAAAAGCATCCCAATCATGTTTGTTTTCCTCTTTCTGTGCATCTACCCAAAGATCGTAGAAGTGATTTTTTCCTGCTGGTGTCCCTATAAATAAAGCTTCACCTTTTACGTCTGCTAAGGTTGGTCTTAGGATCATCTCCCAGACCTCTTGCTTCATTGAAGCGTACTCGTCCATAACAACATAAGCAAGACCCACACCCCTAAGAGTATCGGGACGGTCCGAACCCTTGAGATAAATTTTTCTGTCATTAACCAGAGTAAGTGTCGCAGTATTTTCGTGTGCTGCTTTAATGACATCTTTACCTACTTCCTTCAATATAGACCAAAGAATATCCTTAGCTTGTTGAAACGTAGGTGCTACATAAAATACATCTTTAGAGTTACTTTGGAGTGCTTTAATAATTAACACCCATGCTGCTAAGTAACTTTTACCAAATCTTCTACCACAAGAGGCAACTTTAAATCTCTTGGGTGACTTAAATATTTCCATCTGAGCATCATGTAATGTGACTTTAAGTTCTGCCATTACTTTTCTTCTGTGTACTCAGCTTCTATTGTCTTGTAGTCTTCTTCCTCTTCTCTTTCGATTGCCTTAACACCTTCGACTATGATGTTAATACCTAAGTCCTGATGGTCATGTGTAATTTCGACTGCCTTGCTTGTTGGTATGATACGATCCATACACATTTTAAGACAATGCCTATCTCCCTCAAGTGCCATATCGATTACTTTTTGGACTATTTCGGGACCTTTGTTAGACATCAATTCCCTAGATAACTTAGTAAACTTATTTAGGGAACCTTTAGTACGACCATTTGGATTTAAGGGAGGCATCCCTTTATATAAAGCTGGATTACCTCTTTTCTTTTTCTTAACTGGCTCTTCTTTAGAAGAAGACATAAATATTTATTCCTTTTTGCTTTAACCCGTCTTTCAACTAAGTTGATAAAGATAGGAAGACAAATCAATTACTTAAGTGTACTTAAGTGAGTAGTACAAGTTATAAACTTAAATGTTAAACACTTAAAGTTAACCACTTTTGTATTTAAGTGTACTTAAGTAACTCAATATAAGTATATTGTAGCATATTTTCATTCTTAAGTCAATGGGGCCAGTGAAGTTTTTTTAACTTCTTAGGTACATACCGCGATTCTGAGCAAAGTCAAGTCAAAACTAGCTTCTTTTTAATATTTATATAATCTTTTTACTCTTTTGTGACACTTTTGCAACACATTAGACACCCTCCATTACTTACGGACTTTTTAGTAGTCAAGGTCCAAATTGCTTCTCATGTGGTCCTGAGTGTATTACAATAATTATCCCCAGACCACAGGGGTCCCCCCCCTGCTTATGTGGCACAAATGTCACACTGTTGTTCTCAGGTAACACACAGGTGTTGCATAAGTGTCACTGTTGCATTAATACCACACAGGTGTTGCATAAGTGTCACATGAGAAGTTGGCATGGTTATTGCATAAGCAACATGTGTGCCAAAAGAATACCAAAGTGTAAGAGTGTATGATCTACGCTATGGACCACATTAGAACAAACAAGCAACTAATGTTCTCATTATGTCCGCTATGCTACAGAGCAAAACATACACTATTATATAGTCTAGGTATCTAGAACACTAAATCAACTAAGAACGTCTTAAAATGCCCTATGAACGATTTAGGTGTTTTTATGCAATTAAATGCAATTAAATGTAATTAAATTCAAATTAGCTATTGTAATCTGTTTAAACATAATGTAAGCTTCAGTCTCGAAGAGTAATTTTAACAATGAGAACAGAATAGGAACATACAAAATGACAAATAGATTTGAAGAAAACAACGCAATATATTTTACTGTAGATGAATGCAATTATTTGGCACGTTTAGTAGAAAAAGATATGGAAGCTAAAGATTGTGTTGATGCGAATAAAGCTTACGATGAAAAAGATTATCCTTACGAAGGGTGTCGTACTCTCAAGCATTATGTTTGGAATGTTTTAGAGACAGGTTCCAACGAATAATATTAATTCACATAATCCAAGAGACCACCGGCTATTAAATTAGCGGTGGTTTTCTGGGTAGATAAACAAACTTAGAAAGGTTAAAATAATGAACATTACAATGACACCTAAAGAATACGCAATTAAAAATGATAGTGAATTTTTGGTTAATAATATTGAGTTAGCTATTAGCCAAAATAATTTACCCGTGGGTATGGACATCGATTACGCTTTATCTGTTTTAGATGAAGCAAAAGCAACTAAAAAAATAGACACCCGCGAGCAATGGCTAAACCGTGCTAAAGACGGCATGATTAAGACGGTGTTTAAACAAGCGGGATACGCAGAAAAAGACTTTCCACAAATTAGGATCACATGCGCACCTATTGGCTCACGTAAAACTAAGACAATAGGGCAATGTTATAACAATACTTTAAGCGATGATAATACTTTTGAGATTGTCATTAGTTCAGAAATTGACACACCTGAGGAAACAATAGCTATTCTTGCACATGAAATAATACATGCACTAGTTGGATTAGAGGCGCAACACGGCCCTAAGTTTCGTAAAGTTGCATTAGCTATCGGCTTAGAGGGTAAAATGACAGCAACGGTTGCCGGTGAAGCGTTTAAACAGGCCACTCAGGCATTATTAGTTAAACTAGGCGAATATCCACATGCCAGCATGAAAAGAAGTGAAAAGAAAAAACAGACTACTCGCATGGTGAAATTAGAGTGCGGAGATTGTGGGTTTATTTGTCGAGCTTCACGGTCTGCAATAGAGGCATCGGGAGAACCCACTTGCGGTTGCGGTGGTGAAATGTGGGTTGCTTAAACTCTCTCTATAACCCGTAACAAAAAAGGTTGTATCGTGTTTAAAAGCATGATATGACCTTAAGGCGGTAGTAAGACAAATTTTTTAAAGGAGTTTAGATAATGGATTTAATTTTTAAAACTAAAGCTGAAATGAGAAGATATATAAACTTTCAACATAGTACTAATAAGGACGCACCGACATCATTAAAAGATCGTTATGCAACTTATGTTTCTTGTGTTGGGTTTGATGTGCAGACAAAACAAATTAAAACTTTCGATGAGTGGTTAGTATCATAATGGAATATATAGAAAGCATCATGTCAATAATAGCACTGGTTTACGCTTTTGCTACAATTTTAATTTTAACACGTTTATAGAGGAGTTAAAAAATGAATAATAGTGAATTTTGGTCTTGCATACTATGGCTAACCGTGCTAACAAGCTTAATATTAACATCTAATTTTTTTAATGAGTTAATCAAGGAGATATTTTAAAATGAAGGTTTCAAATTACTACAACAAGCAATCAAACAATACATTAGTTGAAAGTTCTAAGGGTGATGTTTGGTTTTCATACAAAACACCGATAGCTTTTAGAACGTGAAAAACTGGG